CCCCCCAATTCGCCACGCGTCGAGCGTGGTTTGATCAATTCTGTAGTCCTTCATGGTGGCTAATTTGAGTGGGTTTGGAGTGGTTCGCTCGCACTCGTTGAGACTGGCCTCGTGAGTGTCTTTGGAGCGTTGAGACGGCAGCAGGTGAGAGAGTGCTAAGCCGTGGAGCGCGGGAAAACTTGTCCCTCGCTTCTTATTTATATTCTAGTACCGGATTGGAGCATCTGCGAGGCAAAGTCTGCCTAAGCTCGGAGAACTTAACACTTCGCATTCACGCGAGGCCATTCACGCGAGGCGATCAATCTCTCTGAGTCGATAATATCTTCTTATATTTAAAATGCTAATGGATTAATATTTACAACAGGGGGGTAGTGTGGCAATTTTGCGATTGGCTGCCCTTTCGCGGGTACCGTAAATATATATCCGTTAAATAGTTCTATTGTGATAAAGAAGCCCCCAGTGTTAGTGGAGGCGGGGGAGGGGGTTGAATTTTTGGTCCTTTGATCAGTTGTCCTTGTTTTGGATCGTAATAGTGAGATCAGGCGCTTGAATATTGACGGTTTCAGTGGACTCACCAATAACTCGTCCTAACGAGTCCAAAACCTGGCTAGCGGTTTGCAGCTGTCCTTTTTTAAGTGCTTGATTAAAGAGCTTGGTACGCATGTGCTGAAGCCGCGCCAACATATTTTCGCGGTCAGATTTCCAGTCGTCTTCACAGAGAGCTTTTACGTCTGCCCAATCGCGCCAAGCGGTTGCCATGCTGACTTGTTCTTTTTCAGCGTGGTCATAAACAAGTGCTCTAGCGGACAACCCTTCAAGTTGCCGACGATATAAACGCCGAACGCGGTCTTCTTTTGCGTTATTGGAGCGTTGTTCGGCTTGAGTCATCTAAATCCGACCTTTTCCTAAGATCTTAACTGCTAGAAAGCCTTCTAGCCCCTTAAAGAGGGGGGCAGGGGTTGAAAACCTATGTAATGTGGCATTTATGAGTCAAAAAACCGCACCAATAGAGCTTCGATGGGCTCAAGGCCAAGTATTTTCATGCGAAAAACGCTTTCGAGTCTTAGTAGCAGGTCGTCGTTTTGGCAAATCGTATTTGTCTTGCGTCGAATTGGTGCGTGGAGCAATCAATCGTCCTGGGGAGACTTTCTTTTACTGTGCTCCGACGTATCGAATGGCAAAAGACATTGCATGGCGAGCATTAAAAAAGCTTGTCCCACAAGTTTGGATCAAGAGTAAGAACGAGACCGACTTGCGACTTGAGTTGATTAATGGCTCAACAATCGAGTTAAAGGGAACAGAAAACGCAATGGCGCTAAGGGGTCGCAGCTTGTCTGGAGTGGTATTGGACGAAGCTGCCTTCATGAGTTCGGACGTATGGTTTGAGGTAATTCGGCCTGCGTTAGCAGATAAGGAGGGGTGGGCATTATTTATTTCAACACCAGACGGCACAGCTAGTTGGTTTTATGACTTGTGGTGTTATGTGCCGGAGGATGAAACAGGATTATGGGAACGCTGGAGCTATACAACAATTGATGGGGGTAACGTCAGCAAACGTGAAGTCGAGGCGGCACGTGCCCAGCTTGATACAAGAACATTCCGTCAAGAATTTGAGGCTAGTTTCGAGAACCTTACGGGTCTTGTCGCGGTCAGTTTTGACGACAAAAACATTTCAACAAAAGCAAAAGACATCAAAATCCAACCGTTATTGCTTGGGGTTGACTTTAACGTTGATCCAATGAGTGGTATTTGCGCGGTAAAAGATGGCGAGACGTTATATGTCTTCGACGAGATTATGTTGACGGGTGGTGCAACAACCTGGGATTTTGCGGAGGAGGTTATACGTCGTTTTGGTGTGGAGCGAAGAATTATTGCGTGCCCAGACCCTACAGGCGGCGCACGAAAAACAAGTGGGGTAGGTGTAACAGACCATGCAATCTTGCGGCGTAGTGGATTTACGGTCCAAACACCAAGAGCACCATGGAAGATCAGAGATAAGATTACGGCTGTAAATACAGCATTAATGGATGCCACTGGAACGCGAAGGACGGTAGTGCATCCAAGGTGTAAACATCTGATTAAATCGTTGCGAACATTGACGTATGCGCCTGGGACAGGACTTCCAAACAAGAATTTGGGAGTTGACCACGCCTTTGATGCGTTCGGTTATTTAGTTTTGCAACAGTTCAATTTGGCCAAACCGGAGACGATGGGACCAACTTCTTATCGGCTGTATTGAGGCTGTTATTGGACGTGCTGCCAAGACCGTCCAACGATTGCTTTATATGCAGTTGATTGCGCTACATCAAAGGCTAGGCCGCATTCAAACGAGCTAGCACCACCAGCGGCAAATTCGCGCATTTCACGCACCGTATCTTCTGTGAGTTTTGAATTTTGCTGGTCTTCGCCTTTGCGATAAAGAACCTGTTTCCTTTGTGCGATCTCTTCAGGCCCCTGAGTGGTCACAAACTTGTGGTCACAGGCGGTGCATTTCCTATAACGACGGATTTCTTCTGGTTTTTTCTTGTTGATGGAGATGACACGGCTATTGCTCCCGCACTCTGGACAGTTCAAGGTGACTATTGATTGGCACGAAGAGCTAGAATAGGGCAAAGCCAAGCTTCGTCATGCCCCAAGGCCCCGGGACTTACGGTACAAAGAAGGGTCGTCCCCCCGCTAAAAAGAAAAAGGGCATGAAGAAGGGCTCTAAAAAAATGCGTTGCACTTGTGGCGAGTAGAAACGAGCCCACAAATAAGGCGCTTTATAGCCGTGTCAAAGCGGCTGCAAAGCGTAAATTCGCTGTATATCCCAGCGCCTATGCCAATGCATGGCTGGTGCGGGAATATAAGAAGCGTGGCGGCACCTACCGAAAAGTGAGTGATGGCGGAACGAAAAAAGCCAAAAAAACCAAGTAAGACCAGCAAGGCCAAGGGTGGCCTTAGTCGTTGGTTTGACGAGAAATGGGTCGATGTAAAGACCGGAAAGCCTTGTGGGCGCTCCAAAGGGGAAGACAGAGCCTATCCAGCGTGCCGACCATCAAAGCGCGTATCCGCAAAGACGCCTAAGACAACAGGAGAGATGTCATCCTCAGAGAAAGCACGATTTAAGCGTGAAAAGACTGGTTCAAAAAAGATAAGTTATCAGCACAAACGTCGTAAACCCAAAGGCAAGAAGTAGGGCGTTTCATTGCCCATGACGACTAAGACAGAGTAGAATCACGGCATAGACCTTTCTACGCGTAATCATGGCTTTTGTACGGGGCGAAGAGGGTTCCGTCTCTTTTGAAAAAGATGGTGGCACTGTCGTTGCTGTTGCTGGCACTCGCAGCTGGACACTAAACATCACCAAGGACACTCTGGACACAACCGACCAGGGCAAAACTTCCCGTACTTTTGTGGGCAGTTTGGTTTCAGGCTCAGGAACTGTTGAGTTGCTGTACGACGATGCTGCTACAGGTGCAGCCGCAGATTTGATTGATGAAGCGTTGATAACTTCAGACCAAGCAAACGCAAAGTTTGAATTGTTTGCCAACACCACCGGCAACAAAAGCTTTGTGTTCGACGGAATCATTACCAGTATGGATGTATCAGCCACGACTGGTGATTTGCAAGTAATTACCTGCAACTTCATCACTTCCGGCGCTATCACCAGCTCTATCTAGCCTTAAGACAATGGCAGAACGCAAAAAGCGTAAGCGTGGCCCCAACCTTAGTGTTGGGCGTGGCGAAAAACTGCCTGCTAGCAAGGGTGCTGGTTTAACTGCCAAAGGTCGTGCGAAATACAACCGGGAAACCGGTTCTAAGTTGAAGCCACCAGTCACAGGTAAGCCAAAAACAAAAGAGGAGGCTGCCCGCAAACGTTCTTTCTGTGCCCGAAGTCGTAGTTGGACTGGTGAACGGGGTAAAGCAGCTCGTCGTCGCTGGGGTTGCTAATCACTCATTTTTAAAGTGTCATGACCTACTCAGTCCCCGGCTCCGTCAGAACTCATCTAGTCAGCTCTTCCTATTTGGGATCAGTTGACAGTCCATTTGTTCGCACCCGAGCGGTGATCGATCAAATGAAGGGTTGGGAAAATATGAAAGCCGTGGTCTCCGGTACTGAGTATTTACGTGATAACAGCGAAGCATTTCTTCCAATAGAACCTCGCGAAGACTATTCCGCTTACCTAGCGCGTGTAAATCGTGCTGTTTTTACGCCATATACCCAACGTTTGATTCGAGCGGCAGCAGGCTTGATCCTGCGTAAACCAATCAATATTGTTGGCGATCCATATTGGACAGAAATTTTCAACAAAGACGTTGACGGTTGCGGTTCAGATCTAGACGAATACGCACGTCGTCTGGTGATCTGTGCGTTGACCTATGGCCATTGCCATACGTTGGTTGACTTTCCCGCTCCAACAGAAGCCCGAAGCCTTGCAGAAGAACGCGCACTAAACCGTCGTCCATATTGGATTGAGGTTGATCCAACCAAAGTGTATGGCTGGCGTTTGGATCGTGAATCCAATTATGGCAACCTGACGCAAGTGCGAATTGGCGAAAAAGCTGTTGTAGCTGACGGTGAGTTTGGAGAAAAGGTCTATGACCAGATTCGTGTCATTGAGCCGGGTCGTTATCGCGTCTATCGGCAAGAAGAGCAAAAGAAAGCGATGCAAGGGAATTTCCCATACCCCTCTTCGTTTGACCAATCAGACGCTACATCGGAGTTTGAACTTATTGAGTCTGGGCCGTATTCACTTGATCAAGTCCCGCTGGTCACCATATACGCGAACAAGACGGACACGATGACAAGTCGTCCACCATTGCTGGACATCGCCCACCTAAACCTTGCTCATTTCCAACGGCAAGCTGATCTAATTCATAGCCTGCATATCGCATCACAACCGATGTTGGTGCTCGAGGGTTGGGATGATCAGACTAAAGATATGGCGATTAGTGTCAACTATGCGATGGCGACGCAGCCGGGAAACAAGGTCTATTACGTGGAGCCTGCCGCTAGTGCTTTTGAAGCGCAATCTGCGGAGATCCAAGAATTACAACAACAAATGGCGACGTTGGGTATCAGCACGCTTAGCCAACAGAAATTCGTAGCTGAATCGGCTGACGCACGACGCCTAGACCGTATCGACACAAACTCAATGTTGTCGATGGTCTCAATGGACTTGGAGTCAGGTTTGCAGAAGTCTTACAACTTGGCTGCCAATTATTTGGGTATTGAGCCACCTGAAGTGAAGATCAGCCGTGACTTTGATCTTCAGCGTCTTATTGGCCAAGACATCACGGCAATGGCTCAGCTGTTCCAAGACAGCATTATTGATCGCGAAGAGTTCCGCGACATGTTGGTACAGGGTGAAATCCTGCCTACATCAGCGGAGTCGCAGGATCAGGCATCAGAGGTACAGTAAAGGGGCAGTAATTATTTAGCTTCATGGCTAAGTCAATCGATAAGGTTTTGCAGCCAGATGGCTCCTACAAGTGGGAAATGGTTGATTCTTGGGATCCTGCATCCGAAAGAACAGCAACACCACCTGCTGCCCCAAAGGCTGCTGCAAAGCCAAAAGCTACTAAAAAGACAAAAGCTAGTAAAGTAGAAGAGTAAATCTACTTTTCACAATGGAAGAACAAGTCATCCAGGAGACGCCCGTGGCAACTCCTGATCAGCCCGTGGCTGCGACTGAAACTCCTGCTATTGATTCATCTGTTTACGAGCAGCAAATTAAAGCTGAAAAGGCTCGCGCTGAAGAAGCTGAAGGTAAATTTCAGCGCATTAAAGACAAAATGAACGCTCTTGATGAAAAGATGCGTTCAGAGCGCCAGAAAACGCTGGAAGACCAAGGTCAGTGGAAACCTCTTTGGGAAGAAGCCAATAAAACTGCTCAAGAAAAACAGCAACAAATTGCAGATCTAGAGCGTCAACTACAAGAGCTTCGGGTTTCAAACGAAACTGCAGCGATGCAAACGTCTGCTTTAGCTGCAATTAGTCAGGCCGGAGCGATTAATGCTCAACAGATGCTGCAATTAGTGCAGAATGGTCTTAAGAAATCTGAAGATGGCAGCGTTAAAGTTCTTGACGGTGGCGTTGAACAAGACCTAGGCGTTTACTTAGCCAAGCTAAAAAATCCTGGTTCTGGCTACGAACATCACTTCAAGCCAAGCACTCAAGCTGGAATGGGGGCTAAGCCATCTACAGGGACTGCAGGTGCCGCAGGCGTCGCAAATCCTTGGCTAGAGGGTAGTATTAACTTAACAAAGCAAATGGCTTTGGATGCTACCGACCCTGATCTTGCAGCCGTGCTCAGGAGAGAGGCCGGAAAGTAGTCCCCGTGGGACACCATTTCAAGTCCGTGACTTGACCCTCCGCAAACATTATCCCTGAATAAGAAATGGCTGCTCCATTTCAGAATTATTCCGGCGGTGTCCTACTAGCGGACATCGTCAAGAGGAATAATCTCAGCACTTATGTGTCTGAGGCAATTAAAGAGCGTAGCTTGTTTATCAAGTCTGGCGCTGTTGTTCGTAACGCTCTTCTCGATGCACGAGAAGGCGGTACTCGCATTCAAGTTCCTGAGTTCAACCCCGTGTCTCCCACTGAGGAAGTCATGGACGGTACTGCAACTTGGGGCACTGGCGGAGCTGGTTACCTAACTCCTCAAAAGATCGGTACTGGCACCCAAATTGCTTCGATCATCCACCGTGGTTTTGCCTACGCCGTAGATGACGTTGCGATCTTGGCAGCTGGTGAAGATCCAATGCTTCACATTCGCAATCAGTTGGCTGATGCCATCAACAAGCTGAATAGCGCACGTCTGTTTGAGCAGTTGACTGGTTTGTTCCACACTGCACTCAACGGTCACCGCCTTGAGAAGCAGCTTGGTGGTTCCGGTGCTACCGGCGAGGCCAACTATCTGACTGCTGCAACAGTGGCAGAAGCACGCTCCAAACTGGGTGAGCGTGGTGAAGAGCTAGACATTCTGGTTGTTCACCCTTCCGTTGCTTACTACCTGTATCAGGTAGGAATGCTGACCTTCTCTACTTCAGCACTTTCCGCTTCTGGCGCAGTGACCTGGGGTGGTGGTGGCGTTGGCATTGGTGCTCGTGAAGTTGGTGAATTTGCTGGTTGTCGCGTCATTGTTGACTCACAAGTCAACATCAATGACCCAACGACAACTGGCAACCGCCAAGAGTTCCGTTGCTACATGCTGAAGTCTGGCACCATTCTTGAGGGTGTTCAGCAAGATCTTCGGATTGAAGCTGACCGCAACGTCCTCTCGAAGCAAGACGTGCTTTCCGTGGATTACCACACCGCCTATCACGTTATGGGCACTAAGTGGGGTTCTGCTTCGGACAACCCGACTAACGCAAACCTGCGTACCGGCAGCAACTGGTCTGCCACCTACGACATCGACCTCATCCCTGCGGTTGAGATCTTCGTCAACACTCCTTTGGATAACGGACTCAAGTCCTGATTCTGACGGAGCAAAAGGCCCTACCATTAGGTGGGGCCACCTTATTATTGCCTTATGGCTGCCACGATCAACGCCACACTCAAAAGCGCAACAGCCAACAGCTATGTGACGTTGGCGGAAGCAGATGCGTATTTTGAAACCGTTCCAAGCTCAACGCAGTGGGATAACAAGCAAGACGACAACAAGAATCGTGCCTTGATTTCAGCAACACGCTGGATCGACACATTGAATTTTTACGGTGATCGTTGCGATGCAGACCAAGCTTTGAGCTGGCCACGCAACAATTATCACGTTGATCGCGTTGAGTTAACTTGCAGTGCCATCCCGTCAGACATTAAGTACGCTGCATTTGAGCTGGCGCGTGCATT